CACAGGCCAGTCGGCTCAAGTCGCTGGTGCGGCTGCCTGGCGAAGGTAAGGCAGGCCTCGCGTTCTTGCTCTTCGCGTAGGGTGGCTTGATCGGAAATATCGGTCATAAAAAAGACCCGGCACAGAGGCCGGGGAATGCTGCCGAAGCAGCAGGGAGACAACCTGCTATCGCTTCATGGCTGCTGCAATGGATGGGGCCACCTTCTCAACGCTGCGGCCAACGACATACCCACCAAGGCCAAACTCGACAATGCTCCAGAGCTTGAGGTATTCAGCCTCTTGCAGCCCAGGAGCAGCCCAGCCAAACCACCTGGCCACGATCAGGCCGACAAACACCAGCATGGTAAGTGGTCGCCAGTTGGCCGCCAGCCAGTGCGTGCTGGCTGCCTCGGTCTTCACGATGTCAGCTTGCGCAACAAAGACAGCCAAGAAGGTTTGCACCTTTTGACGTTCTGCCTCATTTGCATCTGGCCAGAACTTGTCGATCAGAGTTTTACCGGCTTCGAGCGCCGCTGTCAGTGGATCGAGTGCCATTATGTGTACTCCCAGATCACGTTGGACGGAAGGCCATGGCCACCAAGGCCAAGGTGCACGAAGTTCTTTGCAATGCCGATGCGGTGGAATCCGTGCTTGAGCGCCAGGCGGATCAGGTCGAATCTGTCGCTGCCAGAGGTGCACGCAATATCGCAGCACATGCCACGGGTATGCTCGCCATCAGATCGGCCTTTCCTGGCCTCCACGGGGTGCGTTGGGTGCCTGTATCCGCTGGTGATGGTCATGGGCCGACAGTACTCTGTGCGCAGGGCCTGAAGGCGCTCCATGAAGTCAGGAAGCATTCCATTCAGGCCGGTGTGCTTGCAGTCGAACTCGGCCTTGGTGAAATTGGGGTAGTCCGACCAGTTCACTTGTCTGCCTTGCGGTCGATCTTTTCTTCGATGTGGTCAAGTTTCTGGAATATGCGATTCAGCGCGTCGTCGAACGAATCGCGCTTGACGTAGTTTCCAGCGACCAGCACCTCAATAGAGTTGACCTTTTCGGCCAGCGACTTGTCGGAGGACTGAAGGTCTTTGACTGCCTGCCAAACAGCGTTCAGTAGGAATCCGATCAGGCCACCAAAGCCTGCTAACAGCCAGTTGATGATGGTCTGATCCATGCGTTAGAGTCCTTGGCCGGGCGTGACGTAGACGGTAGTCGCGCCAGAGGCAAGACCGCTGAAGTAGGTGTCCTTGTTGAAGCGCAAGATTTCAACTGCACCAGGCACCAGCACGACGGCAGGCGATGGGTTTCCATCCACTGGAGCAACGGCATTGGCCTGGGCCGCAGCAGCAGTTGGGCCAGTGCCCAAAAACACCGTGTCACTGCCTGCATTCACGAAACGGTACTGGCCAGCATTCTGCGGGTTGAACTTCTCATAGACAGGGGCTTGGACGCCAGTGGGAGCGACAGCTGCAGCCGCAACGACGACGGTCTCGCCTTGCGGGTTAAATGCGATCTGAGAATTCGTTGACATATCAGACTCCTTTCGCAGCGATGGCTGCCTTGTATGCGTCGATCACTTCAGGGGTGTGCGTTGCAGCACAGATGGCATGAACGCGAGAATCTTCTGCGCTGTAGTCATCGCCAGGCGCTACGACGTGGCGATGGTATGTGCCACTGATTTGTTTTCCATCTTCCATGATTGCGGTCTTAGTGCGAACTTGCACACAGCCATTTTCCAAGACCTCAATGCGGTCAACAATTTCAATTTTCTCAAGCATGATGCTCTCCTAGTCTGACCCAAGAATCCACTTGGGCTTTGGTTTAACAATCGGTTGCGCCAGCAAATTCTGGCTGCGTTTTCAAGTGTTGATAGGCTTGGGCGAGTGGGTTTGCACCATCCAAGTCATACGGAGAATAAATGACGGTTTCATTGAATGGTTTGTTTGCTGTGCTTGCATAGCTTCGCACAAAAAAACTAACCTGATCTTTTTGAGTCAACGTCAGGTTTTCAACCCGGTGATAAGCATCCGTGCAGGTCAATCCATGAACGGTGGTTACAGTTTTTCTCAAAGCCATTTTCTATTCCTTCCAAAAATTATTTTCCGACCCAGCCAGTGTTTCCAGAACCTGACTGTTTGACGTACAAAGTCGTTCCAGCGCCACCGGCGTTGTTGCAATACAAAGAACCAGGGTCGGCTGTTACAACGCCTTCTGGTGATCCAGAGCCTACGAAAAGCCCTCGATCATTTCTTGTGCCACTGCTGGTAGACCAGCGAAGTCCACTTTCAGCATAAGCACGAAGGACTGACACAATTTCACCTTCGCCAGTTATCCATGCTTTGTCTGTGCCAAATGTATCACGGGCCGTATAAATCTTTGCGTTGCTTGTTGCTGTTGATTGGCCCGAGTGAACAGACTCACCTGCGCCGGTTGCAGTTTGCGCTTTATACGTTGTGCCTTGTCTGGTTACGTATGAGTTTGTGTCTCCAAGGTCGCTGATGTTGCTGTTTTGAATGGTAAAGCCGTTGCCAATGATTTGACATTCCCGCGAATTGGCTGTGAATTGAATCTCGTATGTGCTTTGGCTAACAGATCGTTCAAGTCGAGGATGAAAAATAATGTTGTTGTCACCATTGATGACAGCAGCAACAGCCAGCAAAGAATTGTCTTCCAGTGATGGGCTAAAAAATCGGTTGTTGTTGTTACGGTAAACGCCGTCATAGTCCAAATAAATATTGGTCGTTGTAACGGCGGGGTAGCCGGAACTGTGATTGAAGCTGCCGCCAAAAAACAAGTTTTCGTTGACGTATCCACCGGCAGTTCCGTCTGCCTGAATCAGCAAATTGGTACGGTTGTCGTGCAGTTGACCAAAATGGGTTTCGTTGTAGCTAACTCCACCGTTTCCTTGGTCGGCGAAAACATAAACACCTTGCACAAAATTTGTAACAGATCGAATGTCAATGTATGACCAGGCAATATTTCGCAATTGAACGCCGACAGATGTCCCAGCAGTGTCAACAGTTGTGCGGCTTACCTTAATTCCGGTGACTCGATAGCCAAAGCGGTTTGCTGATGCGCTGCCGATACGAATCGCAGGCTGACCGCCAGCAGTCACAAAGGAGCCAATGAACTCCATTGTTGAGTAATTCGGTAAATCAAAAATCGCCGTGTTGCTGATCGTGTATTCGCCAGCAGGAATGACCAGTTTGGGACGGGTCATCGTATTGCACTTGGCAACAGCAGCAACGATTGCCGCATCGTTTGTTGCTGCGCTTGCAGATGGGCTTGCACCAAAGTCAACAATGTTGACAGGCGCAGCCTCAATCATTGAGTATGATACTTTTGTAAGGCTCATTGGTTTACCTTAAACGTAATACGTCAAGCTGAAATTGAACGACACAGTTGCCGAAAAATCAGATGCCACCGCCAAAGCAGACGACCCTGCCGAGTTCTTCACGCCTTGCAAACTAGACCCGTTTGTTCTAAACATTCCATAACTGGCGATAAAAGTTAAAGCGCCTACCCAATCACCCTCAATAAAACACGAGGCTCGTTGATAGGCGTCATTTGGGTCAGCAGATGCGTAAGGCAACCCACTAATTGAAACTGCGCTTGCACCACTTGCACCACTGAAATGCAATTTGCCTGTGATATGCACAAGGTTGCCGACCTTTGTATATTTTCCGGTTTGCGTGATGTAAGTCGGTGAGCCGAAACCAGACACGGCTGGCGTCCAGGTTCCTTCCTCATAATCATTCAACAACTCACTTGTCATTCCAGCAGGATGTGGCGTAGCAGAAAAATCAATGCCTTTGCCAGATGTGCCGATGACGAGGTTGCCATTGACGATTGTCTGATCGCCTGTACGTGTTGATGGGAATCCAACTGTTTTGAGCATTGCTTTCTCCTTAGATCAGGAATTCGATAACGGATGTGGCTGGTGGCGCTTCTGAGAACGTCACATTCCCGCCGGACACTGTGTAGGTGTTCTGATTCTGGTACACGCCGTTGATGTAGATGGCCGATGGTGTAGACGAGACAGGGAAGATCAACTGCACACCGTCGCCTGTTGCGTTTGTGGCAACAGTGCCAGAATCTATGTTGCCATTAAACGAGGTGTAGACCACGCTTCCCTTGCTGTCCAGCACCTGGATGCTGTAGTCGCTGCCAACGTAGAAGCGCGATGGGGTGCCCTGGTAAACAGGGTATCCATTAAGCGTGCGGATTGGCAAAGCTGCTGGGATGGTTAAGGCTGAATCCCAATAGACTGCGATCGGATTAACTTGTGGGCTGAGATTTACTGTGCCAACCCAGATGTAACCATTATCCAAAGGCTGTCCGTCAGCACCTGCAAATGCCGGATAAGGCGGTTTGATTGAAAGTGCGGACATTACTGGTTCTCCTGGTCGAATTGCTCCTGGGCCTGCAGCGATTGAACGATGAACTTCTCACGCGCACTCATTTCGCGTGGGAGTTTCACCGCGTCGGCAAACTTCTGGAAAGATTGTGACATCAAGACAGCCTTTACGGTAGCCTTGGATGGTTGGTTGCCTGTGGAAACTGTCTCGACAGCCAGACGCTGAAACTCAGGCGATGAGATCAGCTCATCGGCTGCTTTCAGTGCGCCAGGCTTGGTCTTGGTCAGCGCAGCGGCCAGGCTGGACGCAATGCCAGCACCAGGCAAGCCGACAGCAGATGTGGCCGCCTCGATGGGCAGGCCGACTGCAGCACGCTTAGCCACGCCGTAGATGTTGGTCAGCAGGTTATCAGCACCTTGCAGCTCTTGCTGGACAGCCTGGATGCGGCCAGTGGTGATACGCTCGCGGGTGGCCTTGCTGACGTTGCTGGCCACACGGTACAGGTCGGACAGCTGCTTGCGTGCAGGCTGCGGAAGGTTGGCCATCAGGGCAGCATAGGCCTGCTTGTTGGCCAGCAGGCCTTCATACCACTTGGCGTAGGTGTTGAAGTTCAGAGCTCCATTCTGGGTTGCCTTGCCGAAGGCGGTGTTCAGAGCCGAGGCCGTGACCATCTGGCGCATGTCCTTCGGGATGGCGGTCAGAATCTTGGCCAGCTTGTCGGAATCGCCTTTGGTCAGGGACATGGTGGCCGATTCCAGCTTGCCCACCAGGCTCTGGTCGAGCTGGCGGCCGAACAGGGACACCATGTCATCTTCAAAGCCCTTGCGCATCTGCACCAGGCTCTTGGCCAGGCGGTAGCTTTCACCTTGGCCAGCGCCTTGGGCCAGTGCGAACTGGTCATCATCGATCAGGCGGTAGAGCTGCTTTGCAAGGCCGGTGTCAGCATCAGCGAACGGGCCAGCCTGGCGTGCGGCTGCGCCAACATCGCGCCGGACGTCATCGATCAGGGCATAGGTCGGTGCACGGGTGCCGATCACATTGCCAGCATCGTCCTTGATGGGCTTAGGCGTCAGCTTGCTGCGCACCATCTTCTCCAAGGCCGACAGGTTTTCAGCGCCGTCCAGGTCATCGGCGCGACGCTGCACAAATTCCAGCACGTTGGTGGCCTCGCCACGGGTCTGCGACGGAATCTGCGTGCGCAGCGCCTTGTAGGCGTCGTCTGCCTGGTTGGACAGGTTGGTCACGGTCTGGTCGAGCTGCGTGCGCACGGCCTGGTTGAGCTTGCTCAGGTCGGTCGTGCCGCCAATCTCGTTGATCAAGCGGTCGGCACGCAGGCCAACTTGCTCGAGGCCCTGAATCTCGGCTGCGCGGGTCTGGCTGCCAGGAATGGACTTCACAGCCTGGGCCAGCTCGCGGTAGGCTTGGTTTGAGGTCAGGTGGTCGGGCTGCAGGTATTCGTCGATGCCAAGGCGTCGGGCAGCCTCCAGCACCTTCGGGTCTGGCGCGGCCTGGCCAGCCAGCACGGATGTGGCTCGGGTTGCGCCCATGCCACCCTCAGCGGCCGTGCGTGCGGTCGTGGCCAGCTCCTGCGGGGTCATGGCGGCAGCTGGAGCAGCCGGTGGTGTGACTTGCATGGCAGAAGGCTGGACTTCAGGCGCGGCAGCGGCAGCACGGATAGGTGCAGCAGGTGCAGCTGGAGCCATTGCCGTGCCCATTGGAGCACCAGCAGGAGCCGCAGGGCCAGCAGCAGGTGCAACGGGCGCACGGGCAGCGCGGACGGCCTGCACGCCGCGCACAGTGGCCGGGAGGACTGGAGCCAGCGCAGCAGTCGTGGCCACCTCGCCAGCGTCGAATCGTCCGCCAGTGGCAGCCTGTGTGGCCTCGATGGCGGCCTGGGTTCCACCAGCAGCAGCGGCCATGCCGGGCAGCGTGGTGGCACGGCCAGCCGGGGTGAAGGCGGCCAAAGCGCCAGCAGCGCGGGGAATGTCGCTCACCTGGAAGCCAGGCTTGATGGCGTACAGCTGGCCGTTGATCGACGACTGCAGCACGAAGTTGCCCTTCTCGTCCTGGCTGACTTGCACGCCAGGGAAGTTGGACTGGATGACCTGCACAGTTTCCTGCGGGTTGGTCATCATCGTACCCAGGGCCGACTTGAAGCTGGCCATGCTGAAGGTGTTGAGCTCGGGCATCGATGCCCAGTCAGGCAGGGCTTGAGTTGTGGGCGTTTCGCGCTCAGTGCCAGTGATGGCTTCTCGGATGCCGCCAAGCACGCCCAAGGCCTCGGTGCCTTTGAGCTGCATGCCAGCCGGTGCACGCACCATGCCGTTCTTGACGTCGGCCTCCAAGTCCATCATTTCCTGGCGGGTCATGCGGCCGGTGTTGTAGGCTTCGACCACGGCAGGCGGTAGCTCAGCGACCTGCGTGCTGGGCTTTGTGCCTTGTGCTGGCGCAGGCTGCTGGCCGCGCAGGGCAGCGCCACGGGGCAGCATGATCGCGCCGGACTGGACGTCGGCCTCGAACTCTGCCGCCTCTTCAGGCGTCATCTGGCCGGAGCTGTAGGCGTTAAAGATGTTTTGAATCGAGCCAGGGGCCATAGCAGGGCCACCAGCAGCAGCGCCAGCACCACCTCGGGCTGCCATGACGCGTTGAAACGTGCTGTCCCCACCTCCGGGGAGCGTGGCTTGTTGCTCTTGGCCGACACCGGCAGTCACGCGCTCAATGTAGGACTTCGTGCGAGGCCCCCAGTTTTTCGGGTCGGTGCCACCGTGATACTCGGCAGCGGCCAGCTTGATGTCGCCTTTGTTGCGCTGCAGGGATTCCTTGAGCAGCAAACCAGCAGCCTCGGCAGCGTTTTGTGGGCTGAGGTAGGCGTCGACGCCGTACTTGTCCAGCACAGCCTTGCGGGTGGCCGGGATGATCTGGAATGGCGTCTTGGCATTGGCCTCGGACACCTGGTCAGCATTGCTGCGCTCGCCATAAAGCAGCACCGACTTGAGCAGACCAGACGGCAGGCCGAGCTTCTGCTCGGTGCTGGACGCCAGGTCAGACCAGAACGGGTCTTTGTAGCTGTTTGGGGCTTGTGTCGCCATCTGTTGTCCTTATTGACCAGGGACTTGGAAGGTGCCGCTGCCCATGGTGCCGGGTGCAGGAACTTGGCCAGTTTGCGGGTTGGCCCAGCGCATGTAGCCACGTTGGCCAGTGACCACGTTGGCCTGCTGTGCAGCCAAGCCCTGGGCACGTTGCTCGCCGTACTGGCGCATGAAGTCCACGAAGGTCGTGCCAGCAGGCACCTGGATGCCGCCGATGTTGATGTCTGTCTTGGCGCGGCCAAGTGAGCCGGTCGAGTTGACCCATTCGGCCTCGGCAGATTTTGCCGCAGCCTCAAATTGCTGCAGTTTGGCCATGCCACGCAAGAACGACCCAATGGTCTGCGCGTTGGCAGTCTCCTCGGGAAAACCCTTAAGAGCCATCTGAATGTCTTTGTCGGTTGCAGGGCCAGGTGGGAGGGACTTGATCGCCTGGGTGTTGCGCAGGCGGGTGTATTCCTGGCGCATCTGCGTCCACTCATCCTGGCGGCCGGTTGCACCTGCGAACCATTCGCTGGCTTTTGTCAGTGCACCCTTGCCGCCCTGCGCGGATTCGATGCGTCCTGCCAGATCAAGCATTCGGCCAGCAGACTGCTCAGAGCCGACCGAAGCGATGGTGGCATCGTTCACGATCTTGCGTGCGTCTGGGTCGAGCTTTGTTCCAGCCTGGCCAAGTTCAAACAGCTTCATCTCGACGTCCGTCTGCAACCTGTCGCGGTCAAGTGCCAGGCGGCCAGAGCGATCTGCGATCTGACTGTCGATGTTGCGAATCTGTGCGCCTGTGTTGGCGTTTTCCAAGGCCAAGCGGGTCGGCGTGTTGGCCGTGATCAGCTCTTTCTCGGTCGCGCCAGCCTCGCCAGTGCGAATCTCAGCCGGAGCCTTGAGCGCCTTGATCGAGGATTCCAGCACCTTGTCGCCACCAGGCAAAGTGCCAAGCATGATGCCAAGCGTTTTTTGTGCCGTGTTCGGATTCATTTCGGCCAGCTGCGCATAGGTCTCAAAGGTTCGAGCCTTATCAACACGGCCAGCATTACGTTCAGCCTCGGCACGCTGCTTGAGCAGATCAATGCCGACTTGTGGTGCGCCAGAAGTGAAAGCGGAAACCACCTGACCACCGAAGCGCAGCTCGGAATCCTGCTGTTCCTTGTTGAGCGTGTCCCAATTCGCACGGATGCTGGCCGCTTCTTTTTCTGGCAGCAGCATGGCCAAATTCGTGAAGTCGCGTGCGGTTGGATTGGGATTGCTCATGAGTGCCTTGTAGCCCTGATTGAGCATTTCCTGGCGCTGCATTGCTTGTTGCTGCGCCTGTTGCTTGGCGATCTGTTCCTGCCGGAAGGCCTCGGAGGTCATGCCGATCTGGTAACCGCGCAAGGCCTCCACGAACGGCTGAGCGACATTGATCGAATAGTCTGGAAGTGTTGCCATGTCAGAACCCTGCCATTTGTGCTTGCAGCATCGAAGTCTGCTGCGAACCAGGCGTGGTTCCAAACTGCGATGCGATGTTTTGATTCGCCAGGGCTTGGCGGCCAAAGTACTGGCCTGCAACGTTCGACAAGCCGCTGATGGTCTGGCCGTAGGCTTGTGCCTGGCCAAGAGCGCCAGCAGCCTGAGCTGCGCCTTGCTGGCCGAGCAGATTGGCCACATTCGTGCCCATTGCTTGGCCTGCGGTGCCAACACCAGCAGCAGACTGCTGGCCGAGTGAAGTCAAGCCACCGAGGCGGCTGTATTGCTGCTCGATCAGGCTGGACAAAAGCTGTGGACGGAACTGTGCAAGTGCTGCTTGGACGTTTCCGCCACGCAGGCCACCAGTTGCTGAGGCGCGTTGAAGAATTGCCTCTTCGCCTTGTCGCGCAAGCGCTTGGAATGTCTCGCCACCTCGGATGCGCTCAATGGCTGCACGTTCAGCCTCAGGGCCTTGCATGCCAAGAAGTGCCTGCTGTTGCGCAAGCGCAGGCTCGCCAACAGCCACAAATGGCTTGAGAAGCTCTTGAATTTTGTCAAACTGACGACGCTGTTCTGCGATGCCAGCTTCAGCCGAACCGGCCTGTGCAGCAGCCGCGTCACCAGCAGCCTCTGCGCCCATATAACCTGTGACGAGCGTAGCTCCAGCCACAGCAACCAAACCCCATGTCATTTCAGAACCTCCTGTTGAGTTGGTGCACCAAGACCCAGAATCTCCGGGTCGATGTGCTCAGCTTCAATTACTGCCAAGTCTTGCGAGTCGTTCTTGTTGACATGCACGGTCACGAATTGCGTGTCCTCCAAAGCAAGAACCACACGTTTGACGCCAGCGGGGGAAATTGAAATGTGTCCAGCCTCCACCACCATTCGTCCAAACTCGCTGATGACTTCAGCCTTACCTTTGAGCACCAGCAAGAAATGCTCGTGCTTGTGGATTTTGCCGACCATCAACATGCCAGCAGGCACGACCAACTCTCGAAGGTACATGCCTGGCGCAAAGAAATGACGGGGTTCTGGCTGCTCTGACTGCAGTGGAAGCATTGCCTCTTGCAGCCGCTGGATTTTTTCACGAGTTGGTGCCAAAGCCTCTACGGCTTCGACTTCGTGATTTTCCGAGACAGTCAGCATCGTTTCTTCATCCTTGGACGAGTGAGCTACTGGCTGCTCGGACGGCTCAGTAAGGCTATTGTCCCACATTTGCATTGCCTGTCAATCCATCTCAAAGTCGCGCTCTTCCCAGGCTTGGCAGGAACGCAGATCGTGACAGATGAAATCGAACTTGCGGCAGAAGCCACGGAAACCAGCGTCGGTGTCCCAATCGTTGCGCGGGATGCGCTCCATCAAGGCCTGCTTGTAGGTGCTGTTGTCGTAATACTCGCAGTTCGAGCAGCGACGACGACGGGCCTCTTTCTCGTCCACCTGCATGGCTTTGCCAAGTGCCACCCAGTAGACCTTGTTGGCCGTTGGCTCGTCGCTTGGGTTTTCAGGGCCGAGCATCCAGTCATCGATCACCACCTGGGTGTTCTTTTTGTTCTCGGCTGCCGTGATGAACGGCATGGATTCTGGCAGGCCGGTGAAGCCAGCCATCATGATCTTTGGCATTTCCATGGTGGTCTCCTTAAGTGATTTCACGGCCAGAGGCGCGGATGGTCAGGGCTGTGGCCGTACCAGTAGTCGAGATGAACCCACCATTGGCAAGCACTTGGCCAACCAGCTCTGGGAAGGTGTAGGTCTCGTCCGGTGCAATGGCGCGGCTGTCCACGATCAGGTTGGTCGGGCCTGCGCTGCCTCCGCTGCTCACCAGGTGCACGCTGATCACAGCATTGCTGGCGCTGGTGTTGGTTGCGGTGAATTTGTCGATGATGGCCGTGCAGTTGGTGGCGGTGTATTGCGTGGTCTGCGCCGCCTCCATCTGCTTGGAGCCAATGAGGGGTTTTGCTGTGACTGCCATGGTTTCTCCTTAGACGGCCTCTGCGCCGCTTGCTGTGATTGTCAGGCCTGCTGACGCCGCCTGCACCTGGATGGTTTCGCCTGCGTTCATGACTTGCACGCCGTTGTACTGCAGGGCGTTGTTTGCCGGGACGGATACGTCGTACAGGAAAGCGTTACCAGTGCCAGCAGCGCCAGCCGACGGAACCAGAAACACTCGCACATTGATGGCCGCGCCTGTGGTGTTGGCGATGCTGAACTCCTTGAGCAGCGTGCGAGTGCTGGCCGGGACGGTGTACAGCGTGGTGACGCCAGTCGTGATGGCGGATTGGCCAAGTTTAGTTGGTGTGATTACATCGAAAGCCATGTGAGCACCAGGTTAGATTGGACGGAGGCTGGCAAAGAGCTTGGGGTCAGCGGTCCGCTTTCCCATCGTTGCTGGACGCCATCGTAAACCAGCACGTCGCCTGTAGCCGGAGCTGGCGCATACACATCGGAGAGCTGGCCGACCAGCGGCTCGGCCTGGACTCGAACAAAAACAGAGCCAGAGCCTGCAGTGGCCGCATTGACCACCGCCGCCACAACCACATGAGGGGTTGGAGCTGCAGGCAGGTTCTTTGTCAGGCCACCAGGGAATGATGGGTTGTAGTACAGGATGT